TCTGACACGCGTCAGGTTGCGTTATAGGCGTACTTTTGACCGTTGTTGGCGGAATGGGCGACGCTGGCTCTAAACCCTGCCAAACCGTTGCTGGCTGTTGGCGTGTTTCTGCCGGTGTTGGTGTTGGCGGTTTAGCCAAAATAAATATTGACATAGCGCTAATAAATAGCGATATGGCTGTTTTGCTGATGAGTGTCATAGTGACCTACTTTCTCGGGTAGGTAACCAGCCTAAACAGATTGTGGCGCTGCTTTCGGTGATACCCCGAATACGGCTTGAAATGCCTGTTTTGTGGCTTCTACGTCGTGCGCTAGGCGTGGCTCGACCTCTATGTGATACCAGTCGCCGTCGTCAACGCTGGGTAGTGGTTGCCATGTACCGCGATCGCATTTCCATGACCGTTTTAACGCGTAGTCGATCACAAGTTGTATGCCGAGCGTGTCGGCGTGTTCAAGCAATTTGACAATGTATGCCAATGATTGTTTGCGGCCGTCTTGACGACCAAATTGTTTTTGTGCAAGCCAGCGATATGACAGATCGGTTGCTAGACCTCGAGCGTGGTTGCTGATGACACCGGGTTTATGTCGTACGTCGCGCACAACCCAAATGCCGTTATTCCACAAACTGCCGTCGGAGTGTTTGACTGCGAGTTCAACCCATTTGGCCATGCCAGCCAACGGCGCTTTGACGACTGGTTGTGCGGTGATGACGTATGGTTTTGTCATTCGAGTGCGTCGGGTATGCCGTCTTTGTTTTTGTCTGTGTTTTTTATGCCGTTAGCCGACACAAGACCCGATAATGCGCCTGTCAAAAACACGCTGATCGTGCTGAGCAGGTCAACTATTTTGCTGTCAAGCGGTGATAATTCTTCGGGCATTGACACGAATAACAAACCAAATAACAAACCGACGACCATTAACACAAACGTGATTGCCATAAGTATGCCGACCGTAACGATCAGTCGAGCGTGTATTTGGTTATTTTCTAATTTCGCACCGGTCAGGCGACCCATATTGGCAAACCTCGCTTACTGATAGATTGCGGACTTTAACGCCGCCATGTGTGTTTGTTTTGCTTGTGGCGCAACCAGCGCACAATGCGATCGTAAGTAACCAGTAGCGCACATTGTTAGCCAAATAATGCGGCGGCTTCGTCAGCCGTTAAACCAAGTTTGTCTAATACGGTTTGCCGTGCGGCTTTTTGGGCTGCGATTGCATTTAATTCTGCTTGTTTTTGTTGCTCAACTTGTTGTTGATAATTCAAGTAATCTTGTTTTTCTTGTTCGGTCATTTCGCGTTTTGTGTCGCCGTCAAGTGTGTATAAAGTTGTCATGAAACCTACTTTGCTAGACCGTAAACAGAATATGAGCCAGTAACTGTGCCTGTGCTTGGAAAAAATGTTGCGCTGTCGTATGAAGTGGTAACCGATAAAACGCCTGAAGCCGAACCGCCTCTAAAATTCGACAAACTATCAAAATAAAAACCGCTCGAAACATAACCAGAATTAAGCGTGTTATCTTGCGGAGCCATAAAAGCAATTTGAAACTGGGAACTGTAAGTACCTGATATTGGCGTAAGTCTAAAATACGAAATTAAAGAACCGCCGCTCGTGTCATTTGCAGTACCTGAAATGGATTGACCATATCTGACCCACGTATAATTATTTGAAGTATTGTCTGTACCTGACGCACGAAAACGAAAATCGAATTCGGCACTAGCGACGGAAGTATCCAAATTGCAGTACATCAAATAATTTGTGTAAGTAGAACTGAAAGTATTTGCTGGCAAACTAAAACTCGACACGGCACTAAAACTTGTAGTAGTAATTAAATTCAAACCAGATGAAACGAGCGTTTGCCACGCCGCGCCGTCATAATATTGTGTTGCGGCAGCACCAGCAATGTTTTCAATGTAAGCGTATTGACCTTCGGCAAGCGTTTTTTCGCCTGTGCCACCAAACGCCGCATCGCGCGCCGTTGTATCAGCAAAAACTGGTATACCAGTTCGAGCGCTGATATTCATATTGGCGGCGGTCAGAATTTCGCCTGCTGTAAATGTTGGAACTGATGTCTGCGCGTTTGCACCCATAATGACCTACTTTAACCTAGAGCGTTATCAGCAGTCAGGATACCAAACGTCGGGTCGTCAAGTATGAACTCGTAAACAACGGTTGTTGGTGCGGTGAAATACGTGATTGCGTGGCCCGTGTTTACGTTTATTGTCATTTCTATGCCTTCGACGCTTAGTTCTTGGGCTAGTTGTGTTGTGCCAGCGCCGCTGGCGAACGTTTTTTCAATGGTGATTGTTTGCCCAATATCGATAATGGCTACCGTGTCGCGTTGGGTTGTGGTCAACATATTTAACTGGGTGTTTAACGATGTGTATCGCGGTTCGGGCAACGGGTCTAACAAATAGGTTGCCAACTCGAGTGCGGCCGCGTCGCTATGTAGCAAACTGTCGGTGATCGAATATGTTTGAATAAAATACAACGCTTGGCTGCCTGTGTCCTCAGCGACCTGTGGGTTGTTGCTGCCTAAATGTTGTACGACCGCACGATTGGTTACCTGATCGGCTTCAAACGTTATGCCTACCCCGTTGTATTTTATGTTTGTGCCGTCGTCATGGAAATCGGCGACCGACGCTGAAAGTGTTGTGCCGATACGTGGTTGAAATGTCAAATTGCCGTTACGCGACATAAACAACCTGCCCTGCTCAGCCTCGTTAATCTGCGAGCAATAACCCAAAACGTTTGTGCCGTTTGGGATAGTGAACGCCGCGTCACCGCCCAGCGTTTGTGTGCCAGTCGATATCGCCCGTGACGCTGCGGGGAAATCAACTTCAGGTCGGTCAAGTATCGCCGACAACCGCACGCTCGACAATTCTTGGCTGACGTTGTATTCAGCCAAATATGTTTGCGCCAACAAATAAAAATCGTCGGCGCAATAAACCGTCACCGTATCCAAACCATTCAAACTAAAGTTGTAATCATAATTGACGATGTAGCCGACAAATAAATATTGTTTGACATTGCTGTTGTTATATCGAGACAAACGCACACGGCGCATAGGTGCTAAACCCGGTTTCGCGGTAGTCGAGTCATAGTACGGTGAGTTTTCATCAAATGGGTTAAAAATGCCTGACGTGTCAAGCATGGTAAACGTCATTGTGCCGGCACTAAATTGGTCGCCTTGATCTTTGCGGCCGCGCCGCACGTTCACTTGATTAATGCCGTCAAGCACGCTCGCATAATTTGTTGTGCCGTCAAGCACGTATGTGCTGTTGTTTAATACGCCAGCGGTCGGGTCGTCAAGCAAAAATGCGTCTTGTTTAAAACCTGTGTCAATTTCTAGGTCGTAGTTACCACTACCAACAACTGCAACGCCGGGCATTATTGTGCAATCATCAAATCAAGTGGGCCGTTAGTGCGCTGGTACGCCAGCAAACTGTTCAACACGCTTTGACCGATCTCGGCGCTAGTTGATATACCGCCAGTCACGTTGATAGTTACTGGTTGCGGTTCGCGTGCAGCGATACGTTCAGCCATACCGAACGTTGTTAGCGCACCGATCTGTGCGCCGCCTGCCGTGCCACCAATACTTGTTTGTGCGCCACTCGACCCACCGCCACCGCCACCGCCGCCACCACTTGTTATGACCGACGGTGTAACTGGTACACCTGCGCCAGCCTCACGCGCCATACGGTCAGCGGTACGAATATCAGACGTGACCGCCTCAGCACCGGCAGCGCCGCCACCAATACGACCCAAACTGATTTTACCAATTTTACCAATATCCGTAAATGGGTTAATCAAGTTAATGCCGTCAATGATTATGTTGATCGCACCAATAAACGAATTAGCAAACATTTCAAAGCCAGCAATCAAACCGTTCAAAACGACATTGACAATGTTTCTAAAACTTTCAAATTTTGTGTAAGCAATTGCTATGCCTGTTACGACCGCTGCGATACCTACCGCAATTAAACCAAACGGATTTAACGCCATAGCAACATTGACCGCCACTATTGCGGCCGCAACCGCCGAAATTGTGCCAGCGATAATTAAAAATGCTGTCGGGTTGCGTTGCGCCCAGTCAGCCATTGCCTGCAAATATGGCAACACTTTTTGCAACACGGGCAACAACGCAGCACCAATACTTTCTTGTGTTTCAGCCAAACTGTTTTTTAATATCTTAAATTTGCCTGCCGCTGTTTCCGCTGATCGTGCGGCCGCGCCGCCAAAATTATCTGACAACGTCATCATCACCGTGTCGAGTGACGCACCCTCTTTGATTAGACCTTTCATTTCAGGCGACAACGCCTGTAGGCCTTTCATGTTGCCTGCATACGCTTTAGCCAACGCGTCGCTAACCGTCGCCAAATCTGTACCAGTCGAGATCGCAATATCTTGAGCCAATGACAATGCGTCGGTAGCCTCGCCAACGTTTTTAGTACCAACAAGCAACGCCGCAAACGCTGGTCGCAATTCGCTGTCAGCCGTACCAGTCGCCCTTGACATAGCCGAAATCATGTCCTCTGTTGCTGCAACCGTTGCGTCGGTAGCACCAACAACGTTTTGCATAGTGTTAGCCAAAATCGCCTGTTGCTGTTCGTCCTCTGCTGCTGCTTTAGCCGCCAAACCCAACGCGCCAGCAACCGCTGTCAATGCGGCCGCTGCCGGTACAGCCGCTTTTTTAATTGCAAATTGTGCTTTTTCGCCGACGGTTTCTAACTGTTTAAATTCTTTGATTGCTTTGTCAATGCCTTTACCGTCAAATTCGCTGACAATAGGTATGGATAATGCCATGACTAAATCTCCCGTTGCACTTCGCGCATAGTTTTAGCAATCATTTTTGTCATTTCGCCTTCGATACCGCGTCGTGCTTTGTAGACGGCTGGCCC